AGTGAGTGCCATTAGCTTTAAATTTTGGTTTCACCCAAAGGTAAACAAAAAAACTAATCGGCAAAGTTTTCTACACAAAAATTTCTTTCAGTTCAATTATGCAGCTTGTTTTCTCTAGGGTCTTGTCTACCTCCATCTTAATCTTTTGGAAGTATTTGGGGGAGTCATCCTCTAGCCCTCCCCACTTGTTAAAGGCATCTACCACAAACTTTACTGCCATGATGCAGTTATCTAAGTCCATGCGGTAATTGCACCTCAGAGATACCTCTAAGCCCTCGTAGGTGACTTTATCATACTGGTCTAGCTGCTCTAGTATTTGAGCATTCAATTCATCCTTTAGCTTCTTTCTAAAAGTCCAGTGCTTACTGGAGTAGAATTGGTTTAGGCTAGGGATCTTACTCAGTCTGATTTGGATTGTCCCACCCGCAACGCTCCGCAAAGTGTCGGTCAATTCTTGCGATTTCATCTAGTATATCTTTTTCCTTGAGCTTAGCCTCTTGCCTTGCCTCTTTGGTGTTAGGGCAGTTGGCAAAGTTGCTAGCTGCTTGGGCTAAAAGATAATCAATCTTCCGCTTCTTGGATTTGTTGGTATAGTATTGCCATTCCATTGGTTGAGGTTTTTGCGGAGCTTGAGTGGTTTTCAAAGTAATTGAAGTGTTGAGCTTTAGACCTTAGGTGTTTTAATTCAGTTTGGAGGTGGACAATAGCTTTCTCTATGTCTTCCTCTTTTGGGTTGTTGGGTTTATGCCCAGCCCTAAGCAAGTAAGCTATGGCTACTCCTAAGTTGTAACTATCCTCTTGGAAGTCTAGAACTACATCCATTGCCTCTATGCCTTTGTACTTACCCTTGTAATAGTCAGGGGTCTTGCTCATAGTGTTCTCCGTTATTTCCGTTCTGCAAGATAGCACGCATTCTCTTTTCTGCCTCTAGTTCTTCTTCATCAGTGTAATCCTCATAGTCATCCCAGTACAAAAATCTAAACTTGCTTCCCATAGTACTAACTTACTTACTTACTAACTTACTAAGTAATATACTAACTAACTAACTAAGTAACTAAGTATATTACTAACTAACCAAACTAAAGTAACTCCACCCCCCTATAGTCCCCCCTCCTCTTTTTCTTTGAGTTTAAGGGCATATCTTTACCTTAGGTAGGTGAGTATACCTAAAATGTGTTTGATGCGCTTAGAACGCACCTAAATACCCTTAAAAGAGTTTATTGACCAGTCCCTTGACCAGCTCTCTGAACAATACCAAGAGGCATAAAATAGCAAGGCCCCATCCAATAACCCCTTCCCAGCTCCATTTTTTATTCTTTGGGGCTATGGTGTTTTGAATCTTAATGGTTTCAATACGGATGGTGTCAGGGGGGCATTCAGCTTGCACCATAACCTTCTTACCTTCCAGCCACTTTACCTCTACCTTTACTCGGTCTTGGTAAATGGTCGTGTCCTTTTGGATCATAAGGGTGTCGTGCAGAACTCTCTCCTTTGTGACTACAACCGTGTCCCTTACAACTACACTTTCTAGGGCTGGTTTCGCACCACCGCATCCACTAACTCCCGCAAGAATCGCACTCAGGGTTATCAATAGAGCAAGTCGGGTTAACGGGTACATCTTCCAAGTCATTTAGCCAATTTTCAAAGTCGCTCATAAAAGCCAGTCGTATTTTTCATAAACCTTAAACGAAGGGCAAGCCTTAGCAGCAAACTCATTGTGTCCGTGCAAAGTCATATCCCCATACTCTTCACGCAATGCCTTAATCAAATTGACCATTGCCGTTTCTTGTAGCTCAGTCATAGTGTCTTTTGGGGTCTTGCCATCTTTCTCAACCCCTCCGACATAGCAGATGCCTATACTGCCAGTATTCTGCCCACTGGTGTGCGCTCCTACTTTCTCAATAGGTCTGCCTTTGTGAATAGACCCATCCAAGTAAATAACAAAGTGGTAGCCAATATCTGACCACCCGCGCTTCAAGTGCCATTGGCGCATTGTTTCAACGCTAATATCCTGACCTTCCCTTGTAGCTGAGCAATGCAGAATAATCTTATCTAGTGGCCTCATCTACCTTGACCCTTGTAAGGTTTCTTGTAGTTCTTACTCAACTTTGTGCTAGAAGCCTTTTTAGAGTGCTTTCTGCGCTTTTTGCTGCTTGAGTGGTAGGTTGTATTAGCTTGAAGCTTTGAAGCCATTAGAAACGCTTATTTACGGGCAAACTTATCCAAAGAAGTAAACCCAAAGCAACCAAGAGTCAAAACCAAAACGGCATTTACCAGTGCATCACTTGGGGCAATGTCTTGTGGGCTGAAGGAATTAACTACCAGCATGACCAAAAGAATCAATGCACCCAACAAGCCAATAAAGCGTTTAGAGCTTACGGCATCCCCCTCACTCAATAAGTTTTTAATCCAATTCATTTCAGTTGGTTTTTACGGATCTTGATCTCAAGGTATGTCTTGTAGATAAGGAACGCAGACAAGACAATAGCAAACACCGAAGCAATACCTGACAACAAAGGATTGATGTCAATGGTCAACCAACTAATTGCCGTAGATAAAAAAGTCGCTCCTACTGATTCGGTTCGTGTCATCATTTAAGTAATTAATGAAGGGGCTTATTCAGCCCCCTCCTCTTTTTCCTTTTCTTCAATCGTGTTGGAGTAGGCGTTGATCAAAACGCGAACCTCATCCAACTGCATCAAGATTTGAACTTCTTGACCTTTTAACTGCTCCAATCGGGCTTTCAGATTTTCCATTTTAGTTAGGAATTGTGAGCGCAATGCTCGTTGGGTTAATTTGACTATCAATAGCCAAATTTAGTGCATCTTTCTTGGATTGCACTTCTTCTTCACCCATAGCACTCTCAACCCATCCCGTAACCATTTCGTTGGTCAGTTCATCAAAAGGAACAAAGTCGCTCAAGTCAATGGCGATGCTCTGCGTTCCGTATACACTTGCCGTGTAGACATCCTCCCCTTCGGTGCGTTCTGCATTGAGAATCCAATGGACATTGTACACAACATCCGTTTCGCTCTCATACGAGGGGTAGGCATCTACTTGACGGCAATTCCAAGAGAATTGTGTCATAGTCGTTAGGCTTGTGCGGGTTCAACAACGGGTGCAGGTGCAGGGGCTGAATCCCAAGCATCTTGCGCCAAGTTGCGGTAGTAAGTACCAACGCCCAAGACCTCATCGGCAGAGGGGTCATTCACTTCCAATACCGTGCGCCAAAAAGATGAGGCGATTACTGCGCCATCTTTGGTTACATCGGTGGTCTTGCGTACTTCAATCGTGCCATCGGGCTTGATGTTGAAGGCAGAGATATAGATGTTTTCTTCAATCATTGTTTTGTTGTTTTATTTTTTATACGAAGTAGGTTCCTGACATATGAATAACACCAAGTACATTGCTTAAATCAGTTCCAATTAAAGCATTTCCGTCTTTTTTGTAAAACGCCGCTATGTTTGTTGTGTTGGCCTCGTTATACATATAGATTACATCAGTTGTGTAAATTGTAAAATAACCAACACAACCTGCAGTTTCGGGCGCAGGTGCGCTCGTAAAAGGAAAGCCTCCAATAATAACTTGAGATGCAGCAGCAGTTCCCGCAGTAGCTTGAATACGAGCCCGCCAATGAACTGCATTCCCAATTTTAGTATATCTTCCTGAAGTGTTTGAGTAAGTTGCACCCGTAATTCCACCCTGATAAGTAGGCGTCCAAGTCCCCTCCTCGTAGTCGTCAAGGGCGTTGGCTGCTGCGGTGTCCCCGTTGAAGGTTACTCCGTTGTTGGTGATGCGGAAACGCTCTGAACCTCCCGTCCCAAAAACGAAATTATCGGCACTATGGTCATAATCCATATAACCTGCGTATTGGCCAACTCCCGTAGTTCCATCAGAAAAATAAATACTACATTGACTATTTCCTCCAATAGTTAACAATCCGAAACTTTCGGATTGACTTCCTATTTGTACTGCAGTTGAAGCAGAAAACGGGTCATTCACCGAACTCGTGCCGATGCCTACATTGCCCGTATGAGTGATGCGCAGTTTCTCGGTTGGCGCAGCATTATTTGAAGTGAAGAATCGTAAATCAGAAAGATTGGTTCCCGTAGTTGTGGGGTTTACAGAGCTAATTCTTGCACATCTATCGTTAACCCCCACATTGGGATAAAACTCAATAGCAACACCCGTGTTTTCGGTGTTTGAGGGGGCGTTATACAAAGCCAAAGCATTTGTCGTTGCTCCCGCACTTTCGTTTTTAACATTTAACTGACCTAAAGCACTTGTGGTGTTGATGCCCACCTTACCCGCAGAGGTGATGCGCATACGCTCTTCAGAGTTTGTAGCAAAATATATTGGAAATGCACCATTGGCTTCAACGGACAAATTGTCGCTTGAATCCAATTGAATGGTTGCCTTATTGGTTCCGCTTCGCCCTAATTGAATAGCACTGCCTCCCACATTTCCACCAATGGCTAATTCCATTCGGCTACCAACCGCAGAAGTTGTTCCAATTCCAACAAAGCCCGTTGACAAAGCAAGAGCCGAATCATTGCCCAAGCCATCCGACAAGTATTTAGCCGTACCGCTTAAAGGCCCGTTGTCCGTAACCTTAATTAAACTATCGTAAGTTGTTGCGGGAGTAGTCCCCGTTAATGTAGTTCCCATTAGTTATCCCAAGTTGTTGTTATAGTTTCCCAAGCAAGAGTCCAAGCCTCCCAAGTGGTCTGCTCAAAGTTTCCGTATAAGTTCGTTTCGGGGTGTCCATAACTCTTGTCGTGGATATATCCCCAAGAAATAGCAGAGGCATTGGCAGCCCCTTGACCCCATCCAATGTCATTGTTTGAAGCCCCTTGACCCCAACCGATTGTATTATTGACTACCGCCACTATTCTTCTGCTTTTTGATAAATAACTCTAGTTTGCGTATGTTGTTATCCTTTGGCTTATATGGCCTCTTACAACACCCAGCTACTGAAGTATGAGTCTTTGTCAGGGTAGACATCCTCGTTTGTATTTGTATAGTATTCGGGGAATTTTGTAGAGGCATGAAAGCTCATGTAGTCAATAAACCTCCGTGTGTAATAGTCGGCAATCTTCTGCTCTTTGGCAATTAGAAAATCCACCTCTTCCTTGTCTACATTGTCTGAATTTTCACTGCTATGCTTGTAAACCCCCTTGTTGGCAATGGTATAAGCTGCGAAGGGCAGATACTCTACCATAGCGAAGTGGATCAGCATGGGCTGGACATAGCTCGTAACCAAAGTAAGGTAATCCCCAGTCAGGCTGCTGGTCAGAATGTCGTTTGAAATCTTGTTATACAACTCAGTACCCAAGAAATTTTGAATGTGTATCTCCTGAGCAATCTTAATAAACTGGATAAACTTATCAGTGTCCACATTACCACTCATGGCGGTATTGCGTACTATATCCTCTCTCTTTACAAATAATGCAGTTGCCATATCACTTCAGCCAAGCTGGGGGGTTTAAATATCCGTAATCTTGCATATCTCTCGGAGCCATTGCAACTTCCTTAGGGTTGCGCTCAATCCGTGCTTCTGAACGCAAGCTAGGGTCAAGGGCAGTAATCATTCTTTGGGCTTCAGCAACTCCAATACGCTTGTTATTCTTTCTCAAATAAGTTTGGCGTACCCAGTAGTGCTGGCAGAACGGCCCACCCTTATAAAACCAAATGTCATAGGTAGCAGACCCATTCGGGCCAAAGCCAGCGTTCACTGATCCAGCATCCTCAATATCCTCCTTGCGGTAAACTCTATTGGCTCGTTCCATCATAGAGCAGAAGTCACGGCTCTCACCTCTAGCTTGCCCAGTGCTGGCATATTTGTAGCGCACCTTAATAATGCTAGTGTCTTGCTCAGAGGTCTTTGCTGGGTCCGACTTAATCACACTAGCAAAACTCCAAAGGGCATCATGCACATCTTCACGCTCATAGTCAACGGGTCGCTCATCAATAAGCTCCCACTCTTCATCTATATCCTCACCCATAGCAATTAAGCTCTCTGCAATGCGGATTTTAAGCTCTTCCTCTTGTTTGCTGAAACGCTTTTGGTCTTTGACCTTTACGCCAGTTTCCTCTTCAATCACCTCTGCATCTCCCACCTTCATCTTGCTGAACTCTAGTGGTCGGAGGGTCTTAAAGTATAGGTTGAGTGAAATATCGTTATAGGCCAAAATCTCATTGAGGGCATCAATAACCACCTCTTGCATCGGCTCAATTACCGTGTTCTCAAAAAGAGCTGAGGCAGTTTCTAGCTCATTGGCATTATTACCCAGCCCGCTATTGTCTTTAATACCCAAGAGCATCGGTGAAGTAACGCGGTGAGCTACCATAAGCTTACGCATTGACTCATCAGCCAAAAACTGGTATTGGTCAGAGGCATCTGAAAGCTGCACTGGCTCAATCGTAGCTGCAAGCTCCTTGTTATCATTAAACGCCAAGATGAAACGACCAGCATTTGAGCTTCCGCTAAATTTCTCAGCAATACGAGCCTCAATAAGGTTACGCTCTTCCTCCGTTGGTACTCCGTTATTCATATTCAGGAGCATAGAGGGGGCTAGGCCGTTTTGGATGTTGTTGATGTGGTAGTTGGCTACCTCTTCTTCCAGCTCGGCATATTGTAGACCTCCCTGATAGTCAACTGGGGAATAGTAATAATACCCAGCGCGATAAGGCTTAACATACAATACCTCAATAGCTTCCTCACTATACCCAAAAGCTGGAATGCGTAAAGGGGTTTCTTTCCGTGCGGTTACCTCTTTCCAGTCCTTAGCATAGTAATAAGCCTCTACCTCTCCCTCTTCATTGCATTTCTCAGCCCGTAGGGTTTCAATGGGTAAATGATCTACCTGAACAATAGTGGTGCGGTCTTGAGAATAGATAACCTGAATAGCACACTGGCCCATCATTTTATAGTCGCTCAAAATTCTGCGGAGGCAATTCTTTGAGAAAAGGGCTTTCATCTGAGCATACTCGTCAGGCTTACGGTGGCTATCGGTAGCATCAATACCGCGACCATACAAAAGCTCTACGATGCCATTGATAACGGCATTATTGGTAGCTGACCCGTTATATCGGTCAATGAGGTACTGGAAATAGCTATTGTCCTCCCCGTATTCTACCCATTCTTTGCCCTGAACCTCCTTAACGGCTGGGGCAGTATAAGAGCTAAGGTTTACTACTCTGATATTGCTCATAATACTATAAATTCATTGTCGTAACTATTTTCAGTTACATATTCATTCTCATTCACCGTGTACTGCTTTAGGTCAATTTGTGAAGTGCAATATACACGACCCCGATAAATAATAGCAGAAGATAGAATAACCTTAAAGGTGTAAAATGTCCCCTCCTTAACGCTATAAATGCTAGAAAGGGTCATATACCCATCGCTATTAGAAACGGAAGGCGTTAGGGTAGCCGTTGTATTTGTGTCCTCGTCAGTCAGCTCAATGGTAATTCCACTCGTAGCATAAGAACGAGGAACGACCACAATATCTTGAGAGGTAGCTATTGGTTTAAGTATGTGCATATCCTAAATTCTGACTAAATAACTCAGCTTTGTGCTTTTGTTATTTTTTCCAAAGAAAAAGCCCCCCGTTAGGGAGGCTCTTTCAGCAGATATGTTACTTCGCTTAGGAGTTAGTACCCACGACAATAGTAGCCGTAGCACTAGACAATCCAGCAAAGGGGTCAGCAGCCGTAGCTCCATCCACAATGCTCGCCAAACGAGTTTCATTAGCAGTCAAAGCCAAAGTGTAGCCTGAAAGGTCACCCATAGCAGAACCGCTAACGGCAGTTCCTCCAGTTACCTCAGCTCCGTGTTCAGCACCTACCAAGAAAACATTGCCGTTGTAGTCTTCCACGAAAATGTGGGGACGGCCATAGGCAATAAGCTTCAGCTCTTTGTTATCCTCCTTGCTCAACTTGGTCAAAGTCAAGTTAAGGACTTGCTCAAAGAAGGTAGTTCCGTTCTCACGGCTCACCTGAAAATTCTGCTCTAAAGAGTTTGCACCCTTTACATCATATTGATAAGCTGAGAATGTGCCAGTGGCATTTGTCAGCTCGTCATCCGTTCCAAAGGTCAAAGTTCCCAAGTCACTGAAGTCTACAAACCATACGCGGTTAATACCTCCAACAACATCTTTACAAGGAACTTTACGACCAGCAGTTAAATCACACGCCATTTTTTATAGGAATTAAAAAAGGGGGCGGGGAATATCCCACACCCCCCTTGTGGTTAATCAACAATAACGATTAGGTATAGTATACAACCTCCGAACCGAAGCCGTACTGAATACCAGCCGTAAAGCGCATAATAACACGCACATTTTGTGAGCCATCCAAGTCACCCATGTCAAGAACCTTAACTTCGTTAGAGTCAGACAAAAGGCCAGTACCGAAGTACAAGTTAGAAGACTGAGCAGCAACCATATCGTCAGAAGGCATACCGTTAACCATAGCTACACGGATTCCGTCAAAGTACAAAGGCTGATCACCATACCACATAGTGCCTTTTTGGTCAACACCAGCAGCACCCAAACCTGAAGCACCGAATCCACCCAAAGCGCGGACATAAGCCTTAGCAACTTTCTGAGATACATAGATGGTCAAGTCTTCCTTGCCGTAAAGGGCAGAAGGGATAGCATCAACGACTTTACCCATCTCGGTGATAACATTCGCAGCAGTAACGGTAGTACCAGTTACATCAACAACATCACCATCAGCAGCAAACAAAGTGGTGAAGCCGTCAAACTGACCAGCAGTTGCGTTAGCACCAGCCCAAATGTTCGTTTCAATACGCTGAGCTACCTTTTCAGCTACATGAGCCAACAAGAAGTCAGTGAATGAAGGAGGCAAGTTGTCATAAACGGAGTAGCCCATTTGAACGGCCTCCCAGTCAGAACGGAAGTCCTTTTTGCACAACTGCAAATTGACTTGGAACTCTTCGGGTTGCAAGATGCGCTCCGTAAGGGTCAAAGTAGAGGTGGGGTCAAAGTCACACGCAGCATTTTTTACGATGTCATCCGTAGCAACCTTTTTGATTACCTCTTTGTATTTGACATTAGGCTTAATTTCAATCAAGCCCTTGTCAAGGGTCGTGCCACTCAAAAGAGCAGCAGCGATATACTTACCCGCGAACTCGCCAGCGTAAGTAGTAGTAATAGAAGTGGTCGTAGCCATTTTGGTTTTCTATTATTCGTTAAACAAATTTTTCAGCTCT